TTTAATATCACCTTCATAAGATTTATTACCGGTACCAATAGCAGCAGCAAATCCATGAGCTGTATCTTTCCATGATACTTGACCCCAAGTTACATTAGGAGTATTTTCAATTTCACGAGAGAAATCAGCAAATCCCCATTCACCTGTAAGTACCATAAATTTACGTTTATCTTTAGGTAATTTACCAAATGATAAACTACGTAACCAATCTACAAAGAATTGCAAATTAAATGTTGATGCTTTAAGTACATTACTTGGAGCAATTTGTTCTAACAAACCAGGACCAGCTTTTATAATTTGACCATTAACATGGGTGTTATAATAAGTACCATCATCCATTTTATTTGATTTACCATAAACCAAAAGATTACAAATTTCATGGTAAAAATCACAACGGAAATCATAATCTAATTTATTAATCCAAATAGGAGTAGTTTTAAATTCACCAGATTTAGGATCTTTATATTGAAAATCAAATGCTAATGGATTATTTTTACCTTCACGAATCATGTGACCAGGAACAGTATATTCCTTACGCATAGAAGATAATTCAATTTCCATTAAGAATGGACCAGTATGATAAGTACCAGTACCACGATCTGATAATTTTTGTGGAGATAATGTAAATTCAATAGACCATTGTGTTCCAGCAGCTAATTCTGTATAAGGAATAAAATCTGCATTAGATTTTCCTACTAATTCACAGGTGTACCAATAATCACTACCAATAGAACCATTATCCTCTACAATACGTACTTGATATAAATTAGGATTCATACCTACAATAATATGGTCTGCATCAAAATGCTTTTCACCAAATGCTAAAAAGAATTTACCTTTATTTTTACCAGGCATATCTGTAGATGCTAAAGCACTACCATTTAAAGTCATAGATGACTTAGTAAGTGTAACTGGGATTCTACGTTTACCTTGCAACATCCATTGTAACGGACGTTCAGTTGGAACTTCCTTCTCAGGAAATTGCATTAAAAATTTCATTGTCTCATCATACGTATCATTGACATACCATACATTACGAATAATTTTATCCATTTTGTAAGGTTCAATCATATACATTTGAGCCAATTGATTTGTATCAGTTAATCCTTTCCATGATTTAGGTGTATATAACTGAAACCTACTAATATTCTCATTTGCCATTTTATAATTATTTAACTTGTTTAGACTATTTTAATATATCTTCTATTGATGTATTAATAAGGAAATTTTTTAATCCTTCTGCATCACCATTTTTATTATTTATAGATGTGCTTGTACCAGCACTTCTATTTTTATATTCATTAGATGCTAAATTTTTTTCTAATTGGAATACTGCACTTTTTTTAGCTGAATTTGAAATTTTATTAAAATCTTTAAATCCATTTGTTAATTCCCAAATATATCCTAACTTTAATTGTGCATCCATTGGATTATCTTTCATCCATTTGCCAATAGCATTATAATTTTGACCATCTATTGATTCTATAACTTTAGTTACAACATCATAAACTTTACTTCTTAATCCACGTTCTAATGGTAATCCTTGAATTAATTCTGGTACAGTATCAATATGTTGTTTTAATTTAACTAAATTTTCTTGTTGAGCTTTTTTATTAGCTTCTTCCTGTAATTTGATTTGTTGAACTAATTTTTGTTCTTTATCTTCAGTAGATTTAATTAAATTACTTAATGCTTTTTTAGCTGCTTTATCATAAGTAACCATTTCACTTATTTCATCTAAAGAATCTTCTTTACTTAATCCTAAACTCATTTTATGTTCTAATAAAATTTGTTTAGCTAATTCATCATTTTCAGATAGACTTGAAGAATCAATATTTTTTAATCTATCTAAATCCCCTGCAATTTTAAATGAAGTTTCTGGATCAAGACCATTATTAAATTTCTCAAAAGCATCTTTAAATTTTGGTGGTAATTTATCTAAATAACCACTCAATAATTCTTCTGCTCTATTATTTATAGCATCTTGTTGAGCATCTAATAACATCTTAGTTTTTAATTCTGGTGCTGCTTTTTTAAATGCTTCTTCATCAAAATCAGGGAGTATCCCTGTTTCTTTTAGTGCGGCAGCATAAGGAGTTAATACAGAATCATCATTTGATTCATTATTTTCTTCTTCAGAAACAGGGACTCCATCAACATCTTCTGCCTTATCATTATTTTTAAGAACTTCTTTTTCATCAGTAGTATTTACTACTTCTTCAACTTTGTCATCAGGTTTGATCTGTTTATCAAAGTTTTGTTGCAAACTGGTATCTATATCATCCAGTGTTAATTCATCTAATATACTCATATTGCTGCCGTTTAATAGTGTAAAATTATTATTATGTGATTATGTAACAAAATTTAATTATCTTTTTTATTGATTATTATATTCTTATTTACTCCTTGTAATAAAAATATAATAGTATCTTGTATTAATTCTTTCATATATTCTGGATTTATTTTACCTAAATTAGTAGTTAATTCAGATGGTAATAATTCTAATTCATCTTTTAATATATTAGTAATATCTTCTATTTGTAATTGCCAAGGCGTTGTATCTTGTATATCTAAATCAAAATCTTGAAATGGATTGAGATAAAATTCAAATCTTTTAAATATTAATAATAATTTATTACTTGCTTGTTCAAAATAATAAATAGTTTCAAAATTAATATTATTATTACTTACTATCTTCTGTAATAAATCATATAAATATTTAAATTTATTCTTCATCACCTAAATTATTATCTAATATAAATTCATAATCATCGTTATCTTCTAATATCTTTACTCTTTCAAGTAAATCAATAAATTCCTTTTCTTCTTCAATTTGTACATCTAACATTCTTAATCCAACATTAAATCCTTGAAAACACTTTTCAGATAAACATACATTTGTTAATAATGTAATTTTATCAGTAGTATTTTTTTCTCCATTTAAAGATTGAATTAATAAATCTTTTAAATTTTTAAAATCAGATTTAACTGTATCAGTAGATGGCATATCTAATTTAATATTCTTAGATAATAAGAAATCTCCAAATATTCTTGCATGAGTTTTTTCTTCATCAGATTGCTTACAAAACCATTTAGCAAAATTATCTAAATCTCTATGTTTACAATAATACTGTGCTGCCTTATAAAATGAAGCATTATTGTATTCAGTTTTTACTTGATCAGTAAATACTTTAATTACTTTTTCTGGTAATTTACTATAATTCAGTTCCATTATTTTTTAATTTTATTTTTAACTTGATTAATTTTCTTATGTTCTAATTGAACTGTATCATCATGTATTTTTCTATCTAAATCCATTCTTTTCTGTTCATTCATACTATTCAATCTACTTTGTTGTTCAGCTATACGTAATTCTAATTGAGTTAATTCATTATCCTGACCTAATTTATCTTTACCTAATTCCATATCAAGTAATTTTTTATCCATATCATTCTGCAATCTTTCATGCTCTAAATTCATAGTATCTTGATGAATTTGTTGTTGTATTTGTAATTGCTGATTTTGTAAATCTTCTTTATGTTTCATTTCATCTTGTTGTTGTTGTTGTTGATCTTGTAATTTTGAAGTTTCAAATTCAGTAATTTCTTTCTCCATTTGAGATATAGAAGTAGTATTATAAAGTTTTATAGCTTGACTAAATGTAATTTTATCATTTTGTAATCCAGCTTGAACTAACATATCTAATTTTTGTTGTAATGCAACAATCTTATTAGAATTAATTATCTTTATACCATAATTAGATTCAGCAAATTGATCTCCATCAAATTCAAAAAATAATTCACCTAAATCATCAGTAATATATGATAATTTAAGATTCTTACCTTTATATGCTATTCTGGCAGTATCAAGAAATGCTTCCATTACTCTTAATTTAGTATCTTCATGTATTAAAAAGTAATATTCAGTAATATAAGCAGATTGTTGTACATTTCTTTCAGCTCCACCAACTGTTTGATTAGATGAAACTTGACCTTCTCTTTCTTTAGATATACCACTAATTTCACCAATTTGTTTATCCACATATTCAATTAATCCTTGAAGTTGACTAATATAATTACCAAATGATGATGCATCTATAATTGTTGGTAAGAATTGATTAAATTGACCAGCTAATTTACCTGTTGCAAAACCTTCTAATGCCGGATTAAATGGATCAATCATTAATTTACCTAATTGATCAGAATAGTATAACCACTGTTCTTCTGTAAATGATGCTGGTTTTAAACTTAAATTCATTACTTCTTTTGGACCTTTATAAATACTAATAGCATGTAACATTTTATGCCATAATATATTATATAAATATTGAAAAGGTCTCATTCTATCCATTAAAGAAATAGCTCTACTTGTATTAACATTATAATATGTACCAACATAACCAGATTTAGATATAGATGGATTATTAATATCTCCAAATTGTACAGGTCTTGGTTGTACCTTTAAATAAATATCAGCACCAACTTTAGTACCTTCCCACCATTGATCAATCCATATTTCTTTTAAAGTTTCTCCCAAATCTTCATTAGCAGTATAATATTCAGATACAATATCTTGTTGTTCAAAACCATATTCATCAAAATAAGTTCTAATATATCTTTTTTGTCTGGATTTCCATCTTGTTCTAATAACTCTAACATCACCATATTCATTAAACCATCCACCAAACCATCTTGTAGCATTAATATTTGGTTCTACAAGACCTGTTTTATTTTGTGTACCTAAATAATCATTAGGTAATGTAAAAGTAGGTGCAGATGAAGTATATTGAAGCATATTAGAAGTTGTCCATTGATGTTGATAACCTTTTTCTAATAAATCAATTTGCTGTGGTGTTAATTCTTCATAAAATTCTTCAATAACTTTACCAACTGGTAAATAAGCTAATTCAACAATAATTTCAGCATCTTCAAAATATTGACTATCACCATTTCTTAATGCAAATATATTTATTGGATTACATTTCTCCATAATAGGATTATGAGATATAATATCTGTTCTATATATTTCTTCTCCGGCTATTAAAGCATCCATATATCCCCTATTAAATTTATAAGCAAATCTATCAATCCACCAATGATAATTCATTATATTAGTAGCATGTTGTTCTCTTATATCTTGATAGTTATAACTATGATATATTTCTAAGTCTTTTAATTTCTTTTGTATTTCATTAGGATCAATAGTATTAGATTGTATTGTAGCTGTAGCAATTTCCATTAATCCATCTAACTTAGCTTGTTGCTTAGAATTAACTATATCAGGATTTAAACAACTTACTCTCCATTCAAATTGTCTCTTATATTCTTCACCAATCAATAAATTAATCTTATTCATAGATTTATTAAAATGTTGAATAGATATAGGAAATTCACCATATTGAATACCTAGTGGATTAAATACTTTATGTATATCATTCTCATTAATTATATTATTTGCTAAATCATAATTAATTTTTTTATTATACATAGATTGCCTAACCCAATCTTGTCTATTAAATATAATATTAGTAGCTGCATCAATACATTGACAAGCCCACTTGTTATCTTTAGCTGCTGCTGTAATTTTTTGTTGTGGAAAGTAATTTACATTTACATTACTAAATGAATCTGCCATATTATTAAATTTTTGCTATAATATTAATTATTTATTAAATAAGAATATAATTTATAAATTAATTTTGATAATTATATCCATAAGACTTCTTATAAAATTGTATTGCCCAGAAATCCTTTTTGGGTTTATTTACTTTATTTTTTAATTCATCAACATTTAAATATTTTATTTTATCTTCTCTAAGAATAAATAATTGTACTAATGCCATAGTTCTATCACAGTTTAATGTTGGTGAATATTTTATAAGTTCCTGTATTAATGCTATTGATCTAATAGAATGTAATTTCTTTTTCTCATTAGACCATGATTTATCTAACCATTCTGCTATTAGATCTATACCATAACTAATAATAGGTTTAGTAGCTCTAATACCATAAGTCTCATTACCAACTGCTTTAACAGATTGTAATCCAGTTTCTTGTAGATTATTAGGAGTTTCAGCAAATAAATTTAATGATTTCTTTTGTTCAAAATATTGATAAGGACCTTTTTTATCCTTTTCATAACTACAAATAGCATTATAATATATTAAACATCTTCTCCATTGTTCATACCAATCTTTATTAATATATGTTCTACCAGTATATTCTACAACAATACTATCAGTCCATAAATCAAATATAAATCCAGATTGTAATGAGTGATCTCCATCAACTTTACCATCATCTTCTGTTGGATCCCATCCAGCTATATATCTATTATTATACACATTACCATTATTATCTTTCTTAGGTAATTCAAATAATTCAATAGCAGTATCAGTACCTAAATCATTCCTATAAGGATATTCCTTTATTATAGTTTTACCAGATAAAACATATTCTATTTTACCTTCTTGATTAATTTTAAATTCTACTTTATAACTAGCATCAGTAAGTTTAGAATCACTTAATAAGTAACCTAATTGATCTTTTAAATCTCCAATTGGAAATTTATTACCTTCTAATACTAAAAATGCTTCAGAGGGGGCTAATGGATTATTTTGTAATAAATTATTATACTCTTTAGGTGATTTAGATTTAGCCTTTTCCCTATCTTTTAATACTTTTTTTAATGCTAAATCTTCATTTAAAATACCATTATTATCTCTATATTCATTGATAACTTTAGTAGCTGGTACAAAATATCCTATATTTTTAGGACCATTAGATTCATAAATATTATCAAATACTAAACAATCATATCTTTCTGGATTATAAAATACTTTTTGAGCAGCCATAGAAGCACCTGATTCCATGGAACCCCCAGTGCCAAAACACCATACGCTGCCAAACTTTTTATGATTAATGGTGGTACAATCTTTTAAATTACCTAATGTTTCAAGTAAATTATGCATAAAACCTACTTCTTCTAAAGCTACTAATAAAGGTCTTGTACCATTAAATATATAAGGATTTTCGCCAGTTGTTCTATGATGTATTTTACTTCTACTACCTACTTTAATCCAGTTATCACCTTTCTTTATATCTCTAACAGCAGTAATTTTTTTACCACTATCTAATGATCCAGTAAATGATTTATAAAAAGGAGATGGATAAAATATATTATTATATTCACATTCACCAGGTAAATGTTCTAATCCTAATAATACTTTATCACATAAATCTTTACTAAATTTACTATCTATAGCCCCAATACATATTTCAGCAGATAAAGGTTTCTTTATTTTTTTAGAATTTAAATAAGATTCATAATCAGTAGCACCATCAAATAAAAAAGTATGAGCTATACAAGCTGCTGAGTTATAAGACTTACCAAAACCACGACAGCCAATCTCAATTATATTTTTAGCATCATTTTTGTATAGTGCTTTACCTAAATTATTATGGGATTGTCTTAAATAACTT